GCTATCTTCGTTGTAGCTATCTACAAATTCTTTTGCGCCCTTGAGAGGACGACCTCTCTGTTCGCCAAACAGGTGCGCGTAATGAACCAAGATCCGCGGTTCTTGTTGCGAGAAGTCAATTGCGGCCCATTGTTCACCTTCTTCTGGTAGGAACAGGCTGCGGATCATGGGGCCCAACTCTGGATCCCGTGCAGGGATTTGCTGGAGGTTAGGGTGGTTCATAGATATGCGCCCACTGACCGTGCCGCCATCATCGGAGCGGATTTGGTTTATGTGAGCGTGGATACGACCATCTGAGCGGCAATGTTTAAGGATGGTGTTGATAAACGTGCCAGAGGTTTTGTTAAGGTTACGGGCTTGCACGATAAGCTGCGCCAGTTCTGACGGGTGGTCAGAGAGAAACCCTTTAGTAAAGGAGGGCTGACCTTTTTCTGTGCGCTCGTAGGGGAGAGATGCTTCGTCGAATGCTTTGGCGATTGATTGTGCGGCCCATATCTCGACGTCAAAGCCCACGGTGGACTTGATCTTTTTTAAAATATCTTTCTCGCGCTTGAGCAATGCGTTGCGTGTGCGCTCTGCTTTATCCGTATCTACTCTGACGCCGCGCCAAGTCATGTCCACCAAGCAGGGCAGGAGCCGTGTTTCGACGTCCACGATGTTTGACAGGCCGTCTTTAGAAACTTCTACGGAGAAATAGTTATAGAGTTCCAGTGCGAGTTCTGCGTCTGCCTCTGCATAGGGTCCGACGAACATGGCGGGCAGCTTCCACATTTCTGCTTTGGGGTCCACGCCAAATGCTTTTGCAGCTTCGATCAGTTGCTTTTCGGATTTAACTTTGCCCAGATGGTCAAACGACAGAGAGTTAAGCGTGTAGCTAAACCTGTTTTCGTCGAGCAGGGATGCTATGACCATAGTGTCGATTACTTTGCCATTTACGGTAAAACCCATGCGCCGTGCCCATCCAACGTCGTATTGAGCATTGTGCATGATTTTTTCTGCGGGGCTTTCGAAAACTTTTTTTAACCAACGATTGGCTTGTTTTTCGCATATGTTTCCGCCGCCGAAATGTCTAATAGGAATGTAGCCGCTCCAGTTCTCTGTGGCAACGGCATAACCTACTACCTCACCGTCTCCGGTGGCCCATCCGGGGCCCGCATTCTTTAGGTTTGGGTCTTTTGTTTCTAAATCTATAGCAATGCGCTTGGCACCAGTAAGATCAGGGAGTTCACTGGGCGGAACCCATTCATTCTCCGGTGTGAACATTGCCATCTGTAGGCTCATCTTCTGGTTCCTTATAATAAACTAATACAAACGTATCGCAGTTAGAGCATGAGAGATTGGTAACCATGTCATATTCAGGCTCATCCTCTGCATCATCATCTCCGCCCCAAATTAATTTTGCTTTGCAATGCCAACAGTTCATTGCTCTCCCCCCAAAGCAGCATACCCACAGATGTCCACCCATGAGTCCTCTTTGTTGGATTTCATAAGCCGTGCGGATTTTACCAAGACCATGCAGACGGCCACTTCTTGGCGCGTTGTCGGGCGACCCAGAAAGACGGACCAGAGGTCTGCGATATCTTGGAAGTTCTGTTTTGCGTCACCGTATTCGGAGGCGCGTTCTCCGTTTATGAGGGTCTGCGCGGTCTGAAGGATTTCATCACGTTTCATTTTTTTATTTCCTGTTGGATAACTAAAAAGATCACATTCCACGCACATGTCTTGTGAATATCTATTCCAAGAAGTTGTCCATGAATATCCACAGGAGCATTCGTAATGCCAATCCCTCGGCTTCGAATACTCAGTCATTGTTTCTCTTCTCTTGGTAATTCATATCGCGATTTTATGTCACGCACAGTGTCTGGGTGTTTGTCTAAAACATCCGCAATCTCAACACAATTCAAACCATTTTTCAGCATCATATCGACCATGCGAGCGGTGGGGTTAAGCGGCCTTAAAGACTTTTCGGACTTTGGCCTGCCCCCTTTGTATGCGTTTTTTTGATTTTTATCCGCGCTGTACGCGTTCATGTTCCCCCAAGTTTTTCGGGCTCGTGCATTTTCAACGATAGCTAGTTTGGCCATAGCTTGGCCCAACTTCTCTTCGAAGACTTTCATATATCATAACTCCTTGTCGCGTCTTCAGGCTCCACCAAATACAAGTTCTTCCTTGTTCGTGTCACGCCGACGTAGAAAACACGATGAACATCGTCGGGTGCAATTCGCATGGTACTGTCCGCAGCGGGGGACAGGTCCGTAAACAGTACAACGTTGTCCGCCTCTCCACCTTTTGAACCGTGAATCGTGGACACTACAATGCGGGGAATGCCGTTGAACTTTTCTCCGCGACGCAGCAACGCTGTCACGTAGGCGCGGTCTTTGTCTGCAATGCGGTCCATTGCTTCAGACCAAATCATATCCTTTGTGGCTATAAGGCCGTGGGATATTTGCAGATCGTCGATGTTAACCAGTTCGTCATCTGGAACGCCTTTGATTTTCTTATACCCCCGTGCCACGCGTTTCCCTGTGGACATAAAGCTATAGATGTTTCGGGCTGTGTCGATAGGTATTTCCTTACCGCGTTGCAGGTCAGTCCACCCGTTTACGGCGTCACTTAGTTTTTGTCCAATGGACCGTGAGCCGCGATATTCGTACAGATAACCGAAGGACCGTAGGTCTGTTGCTACGGGCTGTAGTTGGTATCCCGCTTGTGCGAGTATGAGCCACGAGCCTTCTCCCATGTCCAGTTCCCCGACTTGCGCCACGCGTCGGCACAGGCCTTCTTCTTCGCGTGGCTTGTATATTTTGGGGTAACGGTGATGAATGCGGCGGGCGATTGTTTCTGCTACGCGGTGAACGCTTGCGGGTATACGGTAGGATTGTTTAAGCGTTTCTGATCCGCCGTCTAGTCCAAGGAAGTGTTCAACGTCGGCCCCTGCCCATTTGTATATGGCTTGGTCATCGTCCCCTGCGCAGTACATCTGCTTGGTTTTGGCTTCTATCAAATGGGCAATATCCCACTGCATGGGAGATAAGTCTTGTGCTTCGTCTACAAAGCATAGGTTAAAGCGCGGGCAGAACTGGTGGCCTTTGTCGATAAAACCTTGCAGCATATCGGTGAAGTCATAGAGGCCGCTTTCGTGTTTGTAGGAGCGCAGCGAGCGGTCCACATGGTTGACGGTGTTCCAATCGTGTTGCAGGCTGCTAAGGTTGTACTCCTTACGCAAAGAAGTCTTCTTCAGCCTCGCGAGGTTGATGAGCCCAAGGATGGGGTCACTGGATTTGACAGCATCTTGGACGTCTTCTTCTAATTGATTGACGCGACCTGTCTCCAGTTTGATGCCCATTGCTTCGCTGAGTTCTCTATAATTCTCAGGTTGCATAATTTGTTCTGGGCGGATGCCTGACAGAGAGAGTGCAAAGCTGTGCAGGGTGCGGAAGTATTGCAGATCCTTTTGTGGGTCCAAACGAAAACGCGCCGCAGCGCGTTCCTTTGCTTCTGTTGCCGCTTTGCGGGTAAAGGCCAAGAACCCTATAGATTGTGGTGGGGTGCCTGCTTCCAAAGCTTTGTCTACCATATTTAGTAGCGTGGTGGTTTTCCCCGTTCCGGGCGGTCCAAATATTCTAAACATCAGAAGGGTGCCTCACCTTTTGCAGCAAAGATTGGAGTGGCCAGTTCAACGTCACCGTTGTCAAAAGCAGGGATCTTCCATACGCGGACAGGCCGACCTTTGATTTTAAGCAACATGCTTTCGCCGTTAATGTCCCGTAGGCGTTGAGCAATCTTGTGCGACTTGAGTTCAAAGAACTTATTCTTTTTTAGAAAGGCTTCGAAGTCTTTCAGACGGAAGTAAGTCATTTGCTCTTCGTCATCTGTCCACGGGCGGCGGAGTAGGATTTCTTCCTTGTCTTGCGCGGTTTGCAGTAAGACGCAGAACTCTTCCAGATAATCGTAGAACTGCCCGTTGATACTGGCATCTTGTGCGACCTCGACAATGGCACTGTCATTCTCTGCCATCTCTCGTAGTAGAGAACTTATCCGTCCTTCCCACTGCGGCTTGGCTACAGTGTGCGGCATGAGGTTAAGTTGCTCCATGCAGGCCCGTTGGAATGAGGGTTGGTTCATTAGACCATCTGTGTCTAGCTCTAAGGGTTCACCGTTGACGTCCAAGAACCACACAGGCGGCGTGGAGTTATACTTGCGCAGGTTTGCTACGGGAACTCCTGACGCTGCGGCTCCGACACCAAACCGTTGTGTACGGCATAGATCCTTATTGCAGTAAGCATTGATGGGCGCATCGTTACACTTGTAAGCATATTCTTTGCGCTGCACTTGCTTGGCGACCACGTTAACTTCGTTAAGAGGCAGAGGCGGCTCAAAGTAATCGTTATTGTAGCGCAGGATTTCTGTTTCCCACGTGTCAGGGTGCGCCTTACGCAGATATACGCCGACGTTGAACAGGCCGTTGTTGCGCCCACCCTCTGATATCTTGATACGAGCTAAGGCTTTGAGGCACGGCGGACCGTTGGCAAACGCCTCGCTGTCGTTTTCCTGCGTGACTTGCAGATTGACGATCTGTTCTGGTGTTTGCTTATGCGCCTCGTACAGCGCCAAAAACTCTTCCAGAGTACCAGAGGTGCCGTCATCTAAGATAGCGTAGCGTAGCCCCTCTTCTGCGTCGTAGTACGGTAGGTTAAGAAAGTTACCGACGTCTCCACGATCAAGGTGCAGCTTTACTTGCTTTGGAAAGATTTCACTACCGCCATAGCCAAGGGCCGCGGCAATATTTTGCAGGGCCTTCTGCATATCAGAAGCTTCGACCCATTCGATAGAGAACAGAAAGCAGTGCGCCCCGCCTGATTTGGAACGGCATACCACCAGAGGCAGCTTAAGCCTGCGGACCTTTTCTACCAGTAATTTGTGATCAAGGGGATATTGGTCTACGTCTACGCAACCCCACTTGCATTTGTTTTCGGCGTTGATGGGGATGATACCCATTGAGGCACCTTTACCAGAAAGATGCTCCCGCCATAGCTTCGCGGAGCGTGGCTCCCGAATGATTTGTGCTTTGCCAGTATTTTTCCCGTTAGCCTGCTTTTTATCTACGCGATAAGTGCCGTATGCCTCTTGCAGGCCATCAAAGATGGCTGAGAATTGTTGGACAGACATTGATACCTCAGAAAAGGTGGGCGGCTTGCGCCGCCCGTTGCATTAAAATGGAACGTCGTCCGACTTGTTCTGCGCCTCTTCGTTCTGGTGCTTAACCACAACATCACCGCTGTCGATGGTTGTAGAAAAGTCTTTTGCCCGAACATACAGCGCGGCATCGTCCACCTGTTTCTCTCGCGAGATTTCCCAATTATGCCAACTACCTTTGCTGTTTTCTTCCATCACTGTTTTTGCGCGATAGATAAAACCAAAGCGCGGAGGAGTGAATGGACCGTTCTTGCCCTGCACCGTAGCGGAGGCAATCATGCTGTTCCACTTGCGGCTTTTCTTAAGCATGGTTGACTTCATGGCGATAAGCGCCGTTTCTGCCGAACCATCGTCGTTCACCAGTATTACAAAATGCTGATGAGTTTCTTCGATGTAAGAGCCGTCACCGCCGACAACGTAATCTTTGTTATCGTCTTTGCTGCGCTCTGTCTTTGGGCAATCTTGCGCCGTATCAAAGATGGCGATGGGTGCCCCAGTTCCTGCGCCCCGTGGAGCCCATTGGATAAACCTACGTTGGTAGGCACAAGGAATCAGCATTACGCCTTCTTTTCCTTTGTAGATTTGACCGCTGACGGTGTTGTATAGGTCACCGCGTTTGGCTTCGTCTAACTCATCTAGCAAGGGGTCCAACCCTGACAAGATTTTAAGGAACGGCAGAGCCAGATCGTCTTGGCCCATGTTTGAAACACCAACGCTTGCGTCGGCTTCCATCATAGAGATATCAAACTCTACGACATTTGTTTCGTTTTTCTTAGCAACTTTACCCATTAGGCTTTCCCTCTCTTAATAACAGCGCGTTGTGCTACATACGCCCCAAATAAATCCATTGGAAATTCATCTCCGTTTTCGACACGTTCTTTGACAAACGCCCGAAGGGTTGAAGAGTGAATACCCGTAGCCTGTTCAGCCAAATAACCTTCTTTCGAAGCGAAAGCCTTAAAGGCCGAAGCCTTGTCGTCTTCGCCTCTTCCGAAACTACAAGAAACTGTGTTCTTTATAATATCGTCATAGCCGTTTTCGCGTAGCCACTCGTAAGCAGCTTCACGGTTCTTTACTAAAATCGAAGCACCATACGTTGGCTTGATGTTTACTTCCGAACCATCGTCCAAGGTGAATGATGCAAGACCCACCTCTGCCATAGAGGCAGGCAATTCTTCATCTGTCAACTTGAGCAATTCTTTTTTGGCAAGTTTAAGCTGGTCATCCAGTGACTGGACTTCCTGCTCTTTGGCCTTGATAGCACGAGCCAACTTTGACACTGTGGACAAAGCTGAGTTGTTGGTTTTTTCGAGAGGGTTTGCGAAGGTGGACTCAAAGTCCGCTTCCATTAGTTCAGATATATCATTCATGTTTCATGTTCCGTTTTTCGTGGTTAAAGACTCCTTTTACGAGCCTTGACATATTCCCATATATTTGTATCTTATCCCATAGTCAAGGAGAAAAAGATGCAGAACTACAACTTTAAAACAAAACCTTTTAAACACCAAGCGGATGCGCTCAACGAATCGTGGGCCGCGGAGTATTATGCTTTGTTTATGGAGATGGGCACAGGCAAATCCAAGGTAGCCATTGATAACATTGGACTTCTTTATGAGCAGGGTGAACTTGACGCTGCTTTGGTCATAGCTCCAAAAGGTGTGTACGATAACTGGGTAAAGGGTGAGTTCCCTGCGCATTTACCGGAGAGCATCAAGCGCAGCATCGTGCGTTGGGATCCAAAGACCACAAAAACTTACATGGCTATGCTAGAAGAGTTCCTCATGGAAGACTTTGATGGCCTGAAGATATTTGTAATGAATGTCGAAGCCTTTTCTACGCCGCGGGGCGCGAAGACTGCGGGGCGGTTCCTTGTACAAAACCCAAACAATATGATGGTGGTGGATGAAAGCACTACGATCAAGAACCGCAAGGCAGCGCGTACAAAAAACCTGCAAGTTCTGCAAAAGTTTGCCAAGTACCGCCGCATCCTGACAGGTTCTCCCATTACAAAGAGCCCTATGGATTTGTTCAGCCAGTGTTCGTTCTTGGCCCCAATGGCCTTGGGCTATAATAGTTACTTTGCTTTTCAGAACAGGTATGCTGTAGTACGCCAACAGACGATGGGTCACCGCTCGTTCCAAGAGATTGTGGGGTATAGACGCTTAGAAGAGCTTAACGAGCGCCTGACAGG